ATAACTAAATAGTAATAATTATTCCTAAGGAGGGAAAGGTAACTACTATGAATACTGAAGCACTAATGCAGAAGTGGGGAGCCGTCATCGATCACGGTGACCTCCCCTCAGTTAAGGACTCTCATCGCCGCGCAGTTCTAGCGCAGCTGCTTGAGAACCAGGAGCACGACTCACGTCAGCAGGCAATTGGTTCAGGCGGATATCGCTCACCTTCACTACTTGGTGAGGCTGCTCCTGCTAACGCCATGGGCGCTTCTTCTTCAGTTGCCAGCGCCGGCAACATCGACATCTTCGACCCGGTGCTTATCTCACTGGTTCGTCGCTCGATGCCAAACCTGATCGCGTATGACATCTGCGGCGTTCAGCCGATGACTGGCCCAACAGGTCTGATCTTCGCTCTGCGCTCACGCTATGACTCGCAGACGGGTACAGAGGCTCTATTCAATGAGGCCAATACAACGTTCTCTGGCTCTGCTGGTGGTAACACAGCTTCTCGCTTTGTTGTTGCTAACACGGCCTCTGGTCGCGTGCAGGACGGCACAGACCCCACGGGTCGCGTAAAGGCCGGCGCTTCTGGCTATACCGTTTCAACTGGTATGACAACATCACGTGCAGAAGCACTTGGTGACGGTGCAACAAATGCATTCCAGCAGATGGCATTCTCGGTCGAGAAGGTCGCCGTGACCGCAGTGTCGCGCGCCCTGAAGGCTGAGTACACCATGGAACTGGCTCAGGACCTGAAGGCAATTCATGGTCTGGACGCCGAGTCAGAGCTGGCCAACATTCTGTCGGCCGAGATTCTTGCTGAAATCAACCGCGAAGTTGTTCGCACAATCAACTACACCGCCACAGCCGGCGCCCAGGAGAACGTGACGACTACCGGTACGTTCAACCTCGACGTTGACTCAAACGGCCGCTGGATGGTTGAGAAGTTTAAGGGCCTGCTGTTCCAGATCGAGCGTGAAGCTAACCAGATTGCGAAGGCAACCCGTCGCGGTAAGGGCAACGTTCTGATCTGCTCATCAGACGTTGCTTCTGCTCTGTCAATGGCTGGCGTGCTTGACTATACTCCTGCTCTCGCAGCGAACCTGCAGGTTGATGACACAGGCAATACCTTTGCCGGCGTGATCAACGGTCGCATCCGCGTCTACATCGACCCGTACTTCTCATCTGCTTCTGGCAGACAGTACCTGACACTTGGCTACAAGGGTTCTTCTGCCTTCGACGCCGGTCTGTTCTACTGCCCGTATGTTCCGCTCCAGATGGTTCGCGCCATCGGTCAGGACACCTTCCAGCCGAAGATCGGCTTCAAGACTCGTTATGGTCTTGTGGCTAACCCGTTTGCTACGTCAAATGCTGACGGCTCAATCGGCTCCTTCGGTGATGCGAAGGCCAACATCTACTACCGCTTTGTGTCTGTAACCAACCTGATGTAATATCAGGCGACAGCCTAAGTAACAAACGCCCCGTGAGAGAAATCTCACGGGGTTTTTTGTGCCTAAATAGTAGCACGGAGGGCAGCGATGAACGCACTGGTTGAGCAACCAACTAACTTAAATTACCTATCGCCACTAGGGTTCAAGTTTACGCTAAGGCGTCTACCGATGGTCAATTATTTTTGTCAATCGGTAGACATCCCAGCAATAAGCATGACACCAATCACCACACCAACACCAGTTGGTACTCTAATAAGACCAGGTGATAAGCTTGTATATGACCCGCTTACTATTACATTCCGTGTTGATGAAGATATGAAAAACTATATTGAGATGGTTAACTGGTTAGAAGGTCTTGGTCACCCAACGTCTCTACAACAGACTAGAGACCTATCACGATCATCACCGATATCGACACAAGCTAATGTGGGAACTATGCAGACACTAGTATCAGATGCGACACTAACGATTTTGACTAGTCATAAGAATCCTGGGCTAAATGCATTCTTCTCTGATGTATTCCCAACATCACTGTCTGCGCTTAGATTTAATTCTATGGCAAATGATGTCGATTACCTAGAAGCAACTGCTACATTTTCTTATAGAAAATATACACTAGAGCGAATTTAATTCTGTACATTTGATTTGAAACCTGGTATGTTGGCTAGATCATGACGACACAAGAAATCCTCAATATGTGGGCCAGCGACACAAAGCTGGATGACCTAAATCTGGACCTTGAGAGCATCAAGGTTCCAATGCTTCACGGGAAGTATCTTGCGCTACTCTCAAAGGAGAGAGGTAAGGTCCGTGAATTTACATCTAGTAAAAAGACACTTACTAGATTGCTAACTGCATATTATACAGGCAAAGCTACAGAAGATGACCTAGCAAAGCTGGGTCGTGAGCAGTTTATGGAGCGAGTTCTTCGCGGTGATGTTGAAGATCGGATTACAAATGATCCGACAATGATCAAGCTTGAAAATACTCTTGGTATGCATCAAGAATGCGTATTGGTTCTAGAAGAAATTATGAAGTCCATTAATAATCGAGGCTTCCAAATCAAGAATGTAATTGATTGGCGCCGACTAACAGTGGGAATGAAATGATGGAAAAGGTGCACATATACAAGGTCGATGAATCTTTCATGCGCCTTGAGTGCTCCCAATCCATCGCGCGCGAAGTATCCGAAAGATTTACATTTGAAGTACCCGGTGCAAAATTTATGCCATCATATCGAAGCAAGGTATGGGACGGCAAGGTGCGCCTATTTAATTCTAGAAACTACAGCATGTATGCAGGCTTGGCGCATAACCTCAGATCATTTCTTGAGAATGAAGGGTATGATGTCACAGTAGATGACGATCTTATCTCCGAGGACGGAGTATCTCTACTGGAGATACAAGACTTTATCAAAGACCTAAAGCTACCGGTAGAACCCAGAGACTATCAGATTAGAGCATTAGCTCTAGCCATTCGCATGAAGCGCGCGGTTCTTATCTCACCGACGGCCAGCGGCAAGTCAATGGTTGCTTATCTTATTAGCCAGTGGTTTGGTGGAAAGACTTTGATTGTCGTACCAACAGTATCTCTTGTTATTCAGATGGTCAAAGATTTTCAAGATTACGGGTACATTGGATCTATTCACGGTATTAGAGGCGGGCAAGAAAAGGTTGCCTCTGATGGTGTGACAGTATCAACATGGCAATCCGTCTATGAAATGGGTGAGGAATTTTTCTCGCAGTTTGATACCGTCATTGGTGACGAAGCGCACCTATTCAAAGCTAAAAGCTTGATTGGTATTATGACAAAGATGCCAACCACCAAATATCGATTTGGTATGACTGGTACGCTTGACGGTGCAGAAGTCAATGAACTTGTGCTTGAAGGTCTGTTTGGTAAAGTTGAGCGTCTGGTAAAGACGAAAGACCTTATGGATGCAGGTCATGTTGCAGACCTTGCCATCAAGGTGCTTGTGCTTAAACATGAGCAAGCACTTTCGCGCGAGGCCTCATACCAAGATGAGATTGATCGTATAGTATCCAGCGATGCAAGGAATCGCTTCATCAGAAATCTGGCTCTGTCTCTAAAGGGTAATACACTTATACTATATTCTCTCGTAGAAAAACACGGCGAAGTATTATATGACATGATCAATGCCAAAGCTAACGGTAAGAATATATCTTTTGTACATGGCGGTACAGAAGCTGAAGACCGTGATAATATTCGCACACTAGCCGAAACTGGTGATGATAATATCATTGTAGCCTCATACGGCACCTTTAGCACAGGCATCAATATTCGTAATCTTCACAATGTAATATTTGCATCGCCTACCAAGAGTAGGGTTAGAACCCTTCAGTCTATTGGGCGTGGTCTCAGAAAAGGTGATACAAAGGATTCTTGCACCCTATTCGATATCGCAGATGATATGTCAACTAAGACTTCAAGAAATTATACTCTCAATCATCTGATCGAGCGCATCAAGATGTATAATCAAGAAGGGTTTAAGTATGAGATGCATACCATAAACCTAAAAGAGTCTACTATAAAGTAGTATACCCTGTAAACGGCAAGGCCTATTATACCAGGAGATAATAAAATGTCAAGCAAAAAACACTACGTGAAAAATGCAGACTTATACGCAGCCATGGTAGAATATCGTAAGACGGTTGCAGAAGCTAGCCTTGCTGGGAGACCTAAGCCACGGGTGCCCGCATATGTCGGCGAGTGTATTATGAAGATTGCAACCCATCTAGCATATAAGCCAAATTTCTCTAATTATACTTTTAGAGATGAAATGATTTCAGACGGCATAGAAAACTGCTTGCAATATATTGATAATTTTGATCCTTCTAAATCACAAAACCCATTTGCCTATTTTACTCAAATCATCTATTATGCATTTCTTAGAAGAATTCAAAAGGAAAAGAAATATCTCTATACAAAGTATGCGGCCATTGAGAGAGCAAACCTCTTAGATGAGACTAGCGATGTTCAAGAGTCTGATAAGCGGTCGGGATCAAAATTCAACGACGATGTTAGTTATGGCGAATGGTCGCAAGAACAAATGGAAAGATTTATGAATAGCTTTGATGAAGGTAGAAAAAATAAAAAGAAAAAGCGTAAGAAAGCCGTTGACAGCACCATAGTGGATGCTGTATGATAGCTGTATGAAAATTGCCATTATTACAGATACCCACTTCGGCGTCAGAAATGATAGCTCGGATTTCTTAGATTATTTCATCAAATTCTATGATGAGGTTTTCTTTCCGACGCTGGAGAAGCTAGGTATTAAGATTATTATCCACCTTGGGGATGTCGTGGATAGGCGTAAGTTTATTTCGTATGTTACGCTGCGTAGAATGCGCGAAAACTTTATCAACCGTATGCAAGGTTATGAAGTACACGTTCTCGTTGGTAATCACGATATCCCGTATAAAAACACAAACGATATCAATGCTATGCGAGAGCTTTTTGCGGGCAACGATGGAATTAAGCTTTACACCGATCCTGCGGAGGTGACCATTGGTGGTTGCGAAATGCTATTTCTGCCTTGGATCAATCAAGAAAATTATCAGGCTAGCGTAGAACTTATGAATTCTACTAAGGCCCAGATTGCAATGGGTCACCTTGAAGTCAAGGGCTTTGACATGTATCGTGGTATGCCTTCTCATGAAGGATTTGAGCCTGCGACATTTGACAAGTTTGATGTTGTATGCTCGGGTCACTACCATCATATGTCGAGAAAGGGTAACATCTATTATCTGGGTGCGCCATATGAGATGATATGGTCTGATTGTAATGACCCAAGAGGGTTTCATATTTTTGATACCGAGACTCGTGAATTTGATTTCATTCAAAATCCACTTACCATCTTCAAGAAAGTCTGGTATGACGACGAGGGTAAAAGCACAGAGAAGGTTCTGGATAGCGCGCCTGATGTAGCTGGTAAGTATGTCAAGGTAATCGTTCAGGGTAAGACTAACCCCTATCTGTTCGATCTATTCATGGGTAAGCTATATTCTACTGGCCCAGTAGATGTATCGATTGTTGAAGACCATAGAAATATGGATTCGATTAGCGATGATGATTTGCTGAGTGAAGCCGAAGATACCCTAACGATTCTGTCGAAGTATATTCAAGCACTTGAGATTGGTGTCGATAAGGGTAATCTAGAAAAGCTAATGCGTGGTCTTTACAGTGAAGCAATTATGATGGAGTCTGCTGACTAGCATGGCAATACATTTTAGAAAGGTGCGATGGAAGAATTTCCTGTCCACAGGGAATGTCTTTACAGAGGTCGCGCTTGATAAAAATCAAAACACGCTTGTTATCGGTTCAAATGGTGCTGGTAAGTCAACCATACTTGATGCACTGTGTTTTGGTCTATACGGCAAGCCATTTCGCAAGGTTAAGAAGGATCAGCTAATCAATTCGATCAACGGCCGTGATACTGTTGTTGAGATTGAATTTGAGGTTTCTGGCGAGAGCTATCTTGTGCGCCGGGGTATCAAGCCTGCAGTCTTTGAGATATACAAATCAGATAAGATGATGGATCAGCTGGCTGCTAGCCGCGATCAGCAAGAAATGCTTGAGCGCACAATTCTTCGAATGAACATGAAGTCATTCACCCAGATTGTGATTCTGGGGTCATCTTCATTTGTGCCATTTATGCAGCTGCCGACATCTGTCAGGCGCGAGGTTATCGAAGACCTGCTTGACATTCGCGTATTCTCGACCATGTCATCGCTGCTTAAGGATCGGGTTAGCGCAAATAAGAGCGAGCTAACCTTGGTAGATCGTGAGATTTCTTCGATTGAAGAAATGATTCGAATTCAAAAGTCGCGCGATGAATATGATGAACAAGTCAAGATTGATACCATCGAAAGAATTCAAACCAATATTGAAACTCTGCATCAGAGAATTGAAACTCTGAATGCAATGATCGATGCATTGCAAGCTAAAATCGATCTTGAAAAGGTTGATTTGATCGACGAGGTTATGCTGCGCGAGAAAATGACAAAGCTGCGCGAACTTGAAAAGACGCTTTCGCAAAAGCGTAGCAAAGCTTTGAAGATGATTGAATTCTATGAGACTAATGATAGCTGCCCAACTTGTAGCCAGACTATTGGTGAGGCTCTAAAGATCGAAAAAATCAATAGCAAGAAAACTACGGCTGGTGAAGTTGAGCAGGCACTTGATAAGCTGTCTGGTAATATCACTTCTCTGGGTGAGACACTTCTTACGGCTAAGACTCAGAATGAAAAGATACAAAGTCTAAACAAGCAAATTGCACATGTCAATACTGACATTGCGGCCGACAATCGAGAGATACGGACTCTACAGCGTCAGATTGCAGACCTCATGAAGCCTAGACCTGTAGTTGATACAGACGGTATTGAAGACCTGCGACTAAAGCTTAAGGCCACAAATGAACGTCGAATTGAGCATATGACGCAGAAAGAATTGCTTGAGGTTGCAACTGTCATTCTTCGTGACTCGGGTATCAAGTCTAGAATCATCAAGCAGTATATCCCGATCATCAATTCGCTTGTCAACAAGTATCTGGCCATGATGGATTTCTTTGTCAAGTTTGAGCTTGATGAATCTTTTGAAGAAAGGTTGCTATCGCGCCATCGTGATGATTTTACCTATGACTCGTTTAGTGAGGGTGAAAAGATGCGAATCGATCTTGCGCTACTCTTTACCTGGCGCGCTATTGCAAAGATGAAGAATAGTGCAAGTACCAATCTGCTTCTGCTTGATGAGGTGTTTGATGCATCACTTGACAATAACGGATGCGATGATTTCATGAAGCTTCTACAGTCAATTGATAATACAAATACTTTCATCAT